CTTATGAGGAATCTGATCCCCAAGAGATTGATGATAATGGATTGGTACTAACTCCCAATACTGCATGGTCTCCACCAATTCAGTTTGGTGTTAACCTAGCTAAGAAGTATGGTGTGCAAGTAGATATGTTCTACTACGAGTCGGGCATGGATTTCTGTGGCAAGGCATACATCAACTCTGATGGTACATACACAGAGGAGGATTATGGATACATGGAGGGACTCTACAATTTTGATGCAGACTATTTCTGGGTAGAGATTGAGTCCTACATAGAGTATGCAAAAGAGGATGGTCAATCTGTGGAGGAATTCCTAGAAGATTATGACTACTTACCTACTTATGACAAGAAAGAACTAACTAAAATATACAATGAGACCATTTGAAATTAACACAACTGCATATGATGAGGAGAACTTTGTGATCCTCACAGACTTGAACGAGAGTCAAATTAAAAAAGTGATTGAGCCCATAGTTAATCGGGAGCGAGAGTTTGGTGAGGAGTACACGAATGATTCACTCATCGATGCCCTATTGGATGCCTATCCAGAGAATAAATTCTACTACTACAACAAACCTAAACTAATCAGCATATGACATTTAACCCGACAAGCGAGACTGCCAGACAAGAGGTATTGGAGTACGCAAAAACACAATTGAGCATTGAGGATGCTAAACAAATCTTAGAGAGCAATGGCTATTTTGTGGCTAACCTATGGCATGTTTATGATGTGACTAGCACATACAAATGTACGGATGAACAAGCCTACGGAGTACTAAATGATGCATTGACAAACGAGTATCTCATGGAGCAGATTTGGGATACAATTTATTTAGTAGCAGAAGACTTAAACTTAGAAAAAAATGAAAACAATTGAAGGATTAGAGAATGACTTTCTCAGAAGCGAAATCAAGAGGCTCAAGGAGATCCGTGAGGAGCATGAGCAGATGTTGGTAGAGGACATCTACCAATGGATCATGGCGAATGAGGGCATGGGCATGGGTGAATGTGCCGATGCACTATACGAGGCAACTAAAATTGTACAAGAATGGAAAAGAAAATGCAAGTACTAAGCGAAACTGACTATGTGATTTATGACTGGGCGAATGACCATGTTGTATCCTTTTTTGATGGAGAGGCGGTAATATTTGGGGACATACATGAGGCTGAATCAGATTGCAGAGGTAACGAGAAAGTGATTCCATGTACGGAGTTGCCAAATCATTGGCAAGAATTTTTACTTAAACAAATAAACAAATGACATTCAACCACGAAGCAATCTTCCTAGTGGAATCACTAGGAGTGGAGCAACACAAGTATGCTGCCCAGTTAGCCACAATCCTAACCCTACTATCCAGTGGGGAGATGGATAGGGTGAGTAAAGTAAGCGAGATGATGCACAAATGTGTGGACTACAACATCTTACTGCTACTAGCAACCAATCATCTGCTTCAGATGGCAGATGGCTTTCCCCAATTCACAGAATTATCAGACAACTAATATGAATGTATTCAAATTAAAAATCGGCAACTGGGATGGTGACCAGTGTACCTTGTACACCAACTTGACAGAGGAGAATGTAAGGAAGGTGGTAGATCCAATGGCAAAGCAACATGAGGAGATGAATTATTTCATCGAGGACTACATCATTGCATTGGAGGATGCCTATCCAAAGAAAATAATCTTATCAAATTTCAGTGACACTATAACAATTCAACTATGAAAATTACAATTGAAGTGGATGTACCGGAGGACATGGATCTTGACCATACCTACCAAGCTGTAACAGATGCAACATATGACCTACCACATATGACCCAACAAGAGTATGCATTGGTATCAAGTATCCTCAATCAGCTTGCATCAAAGAAGGACAAGCAGTCATTACCCAAAGGCTTCAGAGACTGGGCAGAGACTCACCATGAGATTGTCTGTACCATCCATGCATTTATTACCAATGATACAATGCCAACAAGACTACTTGATATAATAGATGAAGAAGGCATGGCTGGACTTTATGACTTGGGCATTGAATTGACCAATCAGTTCGCCAACACCTATGAGAATAGGGTATGGGATGGGGACTGGGTTGATACTATTATTGAATTCACAAATCTAAAACTACAATGACACTAGAAGGAAGACTAGAGATGTACAGATTGGTACATGGAATTAATGACAGACTGCTTTATCTGGATGAGAAGAGCAAGGCTAAGTTTGTGAAAGGGATGGATGCATTGTTTAAAATTTATCCATGCCCCAGAGAGGTAAAGTATGGATCAGAAGCTAGACTAAAGGATGGAAGCGAAGCAAATGTTTAATGTGTACTACTGCGGTAGTCTATACGCAAGGTTGGTATGTACCACCAAGTGGGAAGCGATTGACCGGATCTGCAACGAGCATTACTGGTTGAACAGGAGCAAAGTTTCTGCAAAAAAAGATTGACATTGTTTATTTATTGTCTTATATTGTATCAAAATTAAATCAAATCTAATGGAAGAAAGCGAAGTATTTATCAATGAGGAAGTTGAGTTCAGCATTGATGACAAGGACTACCTATGGGTAGGAAGCTACGAGGTTCACCAGTTTGGTGAGGAATCCACTTGGGATTCGATGGGCATGTGGGAGACAGAGATTAATATCCTGTCTACCATTCGCCTATGCGAACACGATGGCGATGATTGGTTTAACATCACGCCTACACAGGATCATATGAATGGTCTTATTGAGCATATAATCAGAGGCTTATGATGTTCTTATACGGAGTGCTAATTATAATAGGAAACCTTATTGTCTCAAGGAGAATCAGAAAGATTGATAACTCTACTGAGATGGGCAAGATTCTGATTGAGGTGGCAAGTCTTGTACTGCTTATAGTATCATTTATTCTTTATATAATTCTAATATCATGAAAATTGAAATCTTTAATAACTATTTAGAAAACATTATCAAGCGTTACTCCATCCCAAAGGAATGGATTTTCTCAAAGAATAAAAAGATGGAGGTAGTAGATGCAAGACACATGCTATACTACCTATGCTCACAGAGAAACATACCGGTAAGCTACATCCAGAGGTACATGGACATGAATGGGTATGTGATAGGTCACTCATCCATTATTCATGGGATTAAATCAATCGAGAATAAAGTACAGGCAGACACAGACTACAAGCAACTAATTAAAAATCTAGAGAAATGAAATCAGAAAAATCAGTATTCGAGAGACTCTCAGCTATCAATGTGAACGATCATGTTGAGAAGAAGGACAACCTAACCTACCTATCATGGGCATGGGCATGGTCGGTGACTAAGAAGGAGTGCCCAGATGCATCGTACACCATCCTCCCTACGGACTACGATGATGACTTGGGATTCATGTGCCACACATCAGTTACAATTGAGGGTCAGACATTGGAGATGTGGTTGCCTGTCATGGATGGGAAGAACAAGAGCATGAAGAAGAAGGCTTACTCCTATGCTACCAAGTACGGAGACAAGCAGGTGGATGCTGCCACCACATTTGACATCAACAAGACCTTGATGCGTTGCTTGGTTAAGAACCTAGCCATGTTTGGATTGGGCATCTACATTTATGCCGGAGAGGATCTTCCAGATACACAGGTAGTGGAGCAGAGCGTACCTACTGCACTGGTTACCCTAGTTAAGGACAGCGATGATTGGACTAAGGTTCTAAAGTATGTGAAGGACAACAAGAGCAAGGGTCTTGCATTCATTGGCAAGCAGTTGACCACCAAGTATGACATCTCTGTTGAGTTAAAGAAGGAGATAGCTGATGAGTTTAATGCTTAGACACGGATCTCTATTCAGTGGAATCGGGGGCTTTGATTTAGCCTCCGATTGGATGGGATGGGAGAACGTATTCCATTGCGAATGGAATCCATTCGGTCAGAGAGTTTTAAAATATTATTGGCCTAATTCAATATCACACAATGACATCACCAAGACAGACTTCTCTATTTACAGAGGAGAAATTGACATCATCACAGGAGGATTCCCATGCCAACCATACTCAACAGCAGGTAGGAGACTCGGAAAGAATGATGATCGCCACCTCTGGCCAGAAATGCTTAGAGCAATTCGAGAGATACAACCACGCTGGGTCCTGGGCGAAAACGTTCGTGGGCTTGTTAGTTGGAATGGAGGGATGGTATTCGAAGAGGTGCAAGCTGACTTGGAATCTGAAGGGTACGAAGTCCAACCGTTTATACTTCCAGCTGCAAGTGTCAACGCTCCACACCGAAGAGATAGAGTCTGGTTTGTGGCTTTCAACTCCAAGAGCAAACGAAATACCAAGGTCAGAGCAATTTGCGAAAGGAAGGACAATGAGTCCATCGGAATATGCAAAAAAAATATCGATTCTTCCGACTCCAGTATCATCGGACAAGAATGCAGGGAGGAGAGGAGATGCTCCAAGGAATGGTCACAACCCGATGACAAACAGTTTGAAGGATGCAATAAATTACCAAGAGCAGACTTCGAAATGTTCCCATCTGTCCACCCAATTTGTGATGGAAATGATGGGCTTTCCGGTAGACTGGACGGAATTACCTTTCCTAAATGGAGAAAAGAATCAATAATGGCAGGGGGGAATGCGGTAGTCCCCCAGGTAGTGTATCAAATATTTAAAACTATAGAACAATATGAATACAATAATCGATGAACTAAGGAATGATGATGAGTACTACAATGGGAAGGGTAGGTACTACCTATCCAACTCAGACATATATTCTTTGCTTACCAATCCTAAGCTATTTAGAGTGCCCTCTGGGGACTTCAAACACTTTCATGAGGGTAGACTATTCCATCAGCTAATTCTTGAGCCTGAGAAGGCTGTAATCGTGCCACAGGTGGATGTCAGTACAAGGAATACAAAGGAGTACAAGACCTTCTGTGCTGATAACAACATTGGATTCGCCATGTTGACCAAGGAGTACGAGGAAATTGTTAGACTTGCTGGTGTGATGAAGTCCAACCTCCAGTTCTACGATGACATCTACAGGGATGGCAACCTATACGAGGAGCCAACCATTGGTGAGATTAAGGGACTGCAATGGAAAGCAAAGGCAGACATAGTTACTAGCGATTCAATCATTGATCTGAAGACCACATCAGACATCAACAAGTTCAGATGGTCTGCAAAGAGCTACAACTATGACTCTCAGTGCTACATTTACCAGCAATTATTTGGAAAACCCCTATACTTTTACGTTATTGACAAGGAATCTGAGCAGCTTGGTCTGTTCAGACCATCCGAAGAATTCGTAAAGGGTGGAGAAGCTAAGGTCGAGCGAGCAATGGAGGTATACTACAGGTACTTCGGACCAAATCCAACAGATGATATTGACAATTACTTTATAAACGAAATACTTTAATCAAATGAAACAGACAGAAAAAATTTACGGAGGAAGTTCTAGAGTTGTTCAGACTAAGTTCGGAGAGCTGACAACCATCAGCCAAAGCAAGAAGGATTTGCAGAATCTTTTAGCGTACCTTAACGATAACAACCTTGAGTGGGTAAACCTAAAGATTGTAGAGAAGAGAGAGAAGGTCGCTAACAAACCTACTCACTACCTAGAGGTGGATACTTGGAAGCCAGATGGAAACAAGAAGGTAGCTGAGCCTACCAACGAGGTGCCTTTCTAAAATGGAGGGGGTTTACTACCCCTCTTTTTTTTCTCTAGTCCATGTCATTTTTCTTTTTCCCTATATATATATATACTACTTATATATTATTATTATTTCTTTGAATCTAAAAGGGTTTTTAAATTGACATAATCGACATAGAGTTAATTATCAATTAGTTACATGACATATTAACGACATTTATGATACATCAAGTGACCATATTCCAGAGTATCAAGGATACAAGCATGCCTTTCCACAGGAATGTTGGGCTAATCCTAGAGAGAATTAAATCTGGATCGTCAAAAGAACTGGTAAAGAAGATCAGAGCAGAGAAGCGAAAGCAGGAGAGGAATGACTTGAAGAAGTTGCTTCCAGCGATATGCTTCAGTGGGATATTTACCAAGAGATCCGATGCATCCCTTACCCAGCATAGTGGTCTGATATGCCTAGACTTTGATGGCTACCAGAACCAGAAGACCTTACTACAGGACAAGGAGACCCTATCGAAGAACAAGTACGTCTACTCAGTATTCACCTCTCCATCTGGCAATGGCCTTAAGGCATTGGTAAAGATACCGGCAGACCCAGACAACCACATCAACTACTTCAACAGCCTAGAGAAGCACTTCAACAGCGAGTACTTTGACAAGACTAGCAAGAACGTATCACGTGTATGCTACGAGTCTTATGATGCACTCATTCACATCAATGAGAACTCATCTGTATGGGACGTACTGGAGGAGCCAGAGTACACAGAGGTGAGTAAGTTCAAGGACAAGCCAACCATCCCCATCACTGATGAGAACAAGGTGGTTGAGATCTTGGTCAAGTGGTGGATGAAGAAGTACCCAATGGTGGAGGGACAGCGTAACCATAACGTGTACATCCTAGCGATGGCGTTCAATGACTTTGGTATCAGCAAGCCACTCGCATCCTACGTACTGAACCAGTACGCTACGGAGGACTTCTCTGTACGTGAGATAGGTATGACAATTGACTCAGCCTACCGGAACACTACCAACTTTGGTACCAAGTACTACGAGGACGAGGAGAAGATAAACACCATCAAGGCCAAGCTGAGAAGGGGTGTGTCAAAAAAAGAGATACGTATTCAGCTACAGGACTCTCAACTGGATACGGATACTATCGAAGCAGTCTTGACCAAGGTGGAGGAGGAGAACGCAAAGAAAACATTCTGGGAAAAGAGCGAGAAGGGAGTCATTCGAATAGTACACATTCAATTTAAGCAGTTCCTTGAGGACAATGGCTTCTACAAGTACTGCCCAGAGGGTGGGAAGAACTATGTATTTGTCAAGGTTACGAACAACTTGATTGACCACACATCCGAGAAGGAGATAAAGGACTACGTGCTGAACCACCTACTTGAGTTGGATGACATCATGGTGTACAACTACTTTGCTGACAACACCAGATTCTTTAAGGAGGAGTTCCTGTCCATGCTATCAACCATAGACATCTTCTTCATCGAGGATACCAAGGATACGTCCTACCTGTACTACAAGAACTGTGCTGTGCAGGTGACTAAGGATCAGGTCAAGCCTATTGACTACCTTGACTTGGGTGGATACGTGTGGAAGGATCACGTGATTGACCGCAACTTCACCATGTGCGATGTGACAGATGCATGCAGCTACAGGAAGTTTATACGCAACATCTGTGGGGGTGATGATGGCAGGGTCGAGTCGATGGAGAGTACCATTGGGTTCCTGCTACATGGCTACAAGAACCTAAGCTTCTGTCCGGCAGTAATACTAAACGATGAGGTGATAAGCGACAACCCTGAGGGTGGCACAGGCAAGGGTCTGTTCATGAACGCACTAAGCAGAATGAAGAAGGTGGTAACTATTGATGGTAAGTCTTTCACGTTTGAGCGGAGCTTCGCCTACCAGCTGGTGTCTGCCGATACGCAGATCCTAGTGTTCGATGACGTGAAGAAGTACTTTGACTTCGAGAGACTCTTCAGTGTAGTCACCGAGGGTCTCACGCTAGAGAAGAAGAACAAAGACGCAATCAAGATCCCATTCAGCAAGTCTCCAAAGATTGCTATCACTACTAACTACGCAATCAAGGGGTCAGGCAATAGCTTTGCAAGACGTAAGTGGGAGCTTGAGCTACACCAATATTATTCTAAAGCCTTTACGCCTTTGGATGAGTTTGGTAAGCTGATGTTCGGGGATTGGAACGATGATGACTGGTGTGAGTTTGACAACTACATGATTAGATGCTTGGCTAACTACCTGAAGGATGGTCTAGTGAGAAGTAAGTTTGTCAACCTAAAGATCAGACAGCTATCTGCGGAGACCGCTCATGACTTTATCGAGTGGTGTGGTCTAGTGGAGGGTCAGCCTAAGAACAACACGCTGGAGCCAGAGATAAGGCTGTACAAGAACGATTTGTATAATGACTTCGTCAACGAGTACCCTGACTACGGACCAAAGTCTAAGATGACCATCAGCAGAACCAAGTTCTACAAGTGGTTGGTGTCCTACGGCATGTTCAAGTATGGCGTTGCTCCTGAGGAGGGACGTGACATGATGGGCAGGTGGATCATAATTCATTCAAATGATTGAGAGAGTACCCGGCTATTCGGATGAGCAGATGTTACACTACTGCGGTACACTTTACAATGTTGTATCAAAGGACAAGTCTGCTGACCCAGATGTACTAACCAGTATTAAGAATTGCCTATCTCATTACGGAACAAAAAGCATGGAGTTTAGACCATACCAGAGGGACATAATATCGCAGGGAGCACGAGCCATAGAGACACATGGCTTCGTGTACCTAGCGATGGAGGTACGGACAGGCAAGACCTTGACCAGCCTTGGCATAGCCAGTGAGTGCGGAGCAAAGTCTGTGCTGTTTGTGACCAAGAAGAAGGCCATCGGAAGCATCGAGAAGGACTACGATTTGCTACAGCCTAGCTACCAGATAAAGGTGGTCAACTATGAGAGCCTGCACAACGTGGTAGATAGCTTCAAATTTGACCTAATAGTCATCGATGAGGCACATAGTATAGGTGCGTTCCCAAAGCCCAGCAATCGGGCTGTAATGATGCGACACGCCATCTCTAAGTATAGACCTAAGGTGATACTCATGTCTGGCACACCAACACCGGAGAGCTACTCGCAGATGTACCACCAGGTGTACGGCATACCTGGCAACCCATTCAAGCGGTTCGTTAACTTCTATAAGTTTGCTGAGGTGCATGTGAAGGTGAAGCAGAAGAACATCAATGGTCTATTCATCAATGACTACAGCACTGGGTTGGACAGCATCATTGAGGAGATGCAGCCACACATGATAAGCTTCTCACAGAAGGAGGCAGGGTTCGTGTCATCAGTTACTGAGGAGATCCTAGAGGTGGAGATGAAGGAGTCTACGATGCAGCTTATCAAGAAGCTAAAAAGAGACCTCGTGATTGAGGGCAAGACTGAGGTGATACTAGCAGACACGGCAGTGAAGTTAATGATGAAGGTACACCAGCTGTGCAGCGGCACGATTAAGTTTGAGAGTGGCAACAGCATGGTGCTTGACACCAGCAAGGCTGAGTTCATTAAACAAAAATTTCAAGGAAGTAAGATAGGCATCTTCTATAAATTTAAGGAAGAGCTATCTGCTTTGAAGGATGTGTTTGGTGATGATCTTACAACTGATCTTAGTATATTTGAAAGTACAGATAAAAGCATTGCTCTTCAGATAGTTAGCGGCAGGGAGGGGATTAGCCTTAGGCATGCCAAGTACTTGGTGTACTACAACATTGACTTCAGTGCTACTAGTTACTGGCAGAGCAGGGACAGGATGACAACAAAGGATCGTTCTTTTAACCATGTGTACTGGGTCTTTAGTAAGGGAGGCATTGAGCATGACGTGTACAAGACAGTGATAAAGAAGAAGGACTACACAGTTAATCATTTTAAAAACACATAGATAGGATCGGGTCGCTAGTGCCTACCAACAGTAGCAAACTTTAACAACAAACGATATGGATAAGATTTGGAACTACGTATTTCATTGGAATGAATACACACAGAAGTGGTACGCTGTACACAGGGATAGGTACCTAGACTATTGGAGTACTGACAAGGATAACTTCCCATCAGATGAGGACTTAAACAATTTAATTATCAAACTAACAAACACATGAAAAAATTACTAACAGAAAGATTCTACAATGCATTAGTCTACGATCAAGTTGCAAGCACAAAGTGGCAGTCTCCATTTTCTGACAACTCAGATTATCACAACAGGGTTAGAAAAGATGCAGAGAGATTAGCGCAGATTGCTATCAACGAATTTAAGAAGTGAAACAGACAGCAGTAGATTGGTTAGTTAGAGAGGTCGAATTAATCTCTAACTCTAGAATAGTATCAAAAGAAAAAACAATTGAATTGTACAATCAGGCTATTAAACAAGCCAAAGAGATGGAGAAGGAGCAGATTAAAGATGCTTATAATCATGGTCAGCAAATACCACTTTGTGAATACGCAGAAGAATACTACAACGAAACCTACGGAAAAGATGCCTGATATAACAATGTGTCAGGGGACAAATTGTCCCTACAAAGAAAGCTGTTACAGGTTCACAGCAAAGCCAAGCGATTATCAATCATACTTCATGAAGCCACCTATCAAGGATGGTAAGTGTGAATACTACTGGGGTGAGAATGCAGAGAGTATCTGGAATCAACTTAAAGATATAGTGAAATGAAAATAATTAATAGTTTAAGTGGAGGCAAGACATCAAGTTATATGGCTATGCATTACCCTGCTGACTACAATCTATTTGCCCTGGTACAAATCAATGACATAAATTGTAAGCCTAAAGATGAGAGCATAGTTAGATATGTTTCTGAAAAAATAGGCAAAGACTTTATAGCTACAGCAGAGAGTGACCTTACTCTGTATGCAATGCGAGACCTTGAGCAGTTGCTAGGGCAAGAAATTATATGGGTTGTAGGTGATACTTTCGAAAGGGTAAATAGAAAAATAACTGGAGGTAAAGGATTGCCAAACAACCAATGGAGATTCTGTACTACTGAGATGAAAATCAGACCTATCTTTGATTGGTGGTTTAAAAACATCAATGAAAAAGTAAGAATGGGTATCGGATTTAGATACGATGAAAAGGAAAGGGCAGAAAGATTTAGTACTACATTCAAAGGAATTGTAGGCAAAAGAGGTACAAGAAATAGGTGGGAAGAATTAGAATGGAGAGAGGGATACTTCCCTTTAATTGAAGATAAGATAACCCACTATCCTATTTACCAATGGGCACAAAAAATAGGAATTACTTTCCCAGCAGATAGCAATTGTGTTGGATGCTTTTGGAAACCAGTGCAGCAGCTTAGAAAGAATTGGGACAATGAGCCCAATAAGATGCAATGGTTTGCTGATCAAGAAACACATGCGAACTGGAAAAAGGAAATGAATTACGAGCAAATTAAAACGATTGGGTTGCAACAAGACTTCTTCTTTGGAACTGGAAGCGGATGTCAAGCAGGATTTTGTACAGACTAAACAATAATATCATGACAATCTATCTAGGTGACCAGGCAAAGAAGTTATTCTACATGAGAGAGGTTCCTGTAGGATCAATAGGTGTGTTCCAATCACACGTAGGTGAGTGGCTGTATTGGTACAGCGATGGGTTCACATACGATACAGGGTTTGCTGATACTGAGGCAGAGGCATTGATGATTTCTAAGAGGAACTTTAGGCCATATGACAGAGCAGCAGGTACAGACTAAGCTTATCAAGGACCTTGAGGATAAGGGGTACTACGTCATCAAGCTAATCAAGACCAACAAGAATGGCATACCGGATCTCATTGCCATACCTAAGGACTCTGACGTTGAGTTCTACGAGGTGAAGCGAGCGACAGGTAAGCCAAGTAAACTACAGGAATACAGAATCAAAGAACTACAGAAACATGGAATTAAAGCGGAACTCTTTTATGGAGGATCAGAAAAAGATTAAGGCACTGAAGGACATAATAGAACTAGTCACTGGTGTAAGGGTAATCTCTGACTCAAGACACAGATCACAAGTTGAAGCTAGAATTATATTTGCCTCAATGCTAAAGGATATGGATATGCATGTAGAGAGCATAGCATACAACCTAAAGAAGAGCAAGTATGCTGCTCAATATTATTTAAACAAGTGCAATGACCTTGCAGAGACAGACAAAGAATTCAGATTAAAGTATCTTAAATGCAAGGAGATGGCTGTAATGAATAAATTTAAGGACGAACCTGTAAATTCATACAATATTGTTGGTAGATTAGTGCAAGAGAATGAGGCACTTAAGCATGAACTTAGATTACTCAAAGAAAGAATGAGGCCTATTTATAATTTTATAACTGAGCAAGAATGGATGGAACACTCCAACAAGAAAGAGACAGAGCTGCAAGGATAGCCTTCACTACAGAAGGCTTCCACGCTAGCGTCAGT